CGCCCTATTTTTGACGCAATAAGGTCAAGTGCTTCACGTTGTTCGTTTGGCAGGTCAACCTTTGATTGATTGATCAGCGTTTTGATGGTTTGTGAAATAAATGCCACCTCAGTAAAATCCCCATGTGTTTTTGCTCGCTCTTCAAGTGTTGCTATGATGTCAGTCACTGATTGCCCTTTCTATTGCTTCTTTGATCATCATCCTACGCCTGCCCCAAAGCTCAAGGTTCTCATAAAGCTCTGCCCATGTCGGGAAGAACTTACTTGACCTGCGTATCGTCATCAAAACGTATTCAACGACATCTGCCGGGTATTCTTCCAAGTCCTCAACATAGATTGCGATTATAGCAGCCTTATCCATATCGTCCATGTTTCGCATCGGCATTGTTAAAATCATTTTTTGAACCAGCCTTGCGATAGTCTTCTTGGGCATTGGCTGACAAGCTGCAACCGCTTCGTCTAAATGTGTAATGTCAGCATTAGCAATATCAAATCCCACAACATCGTGCGTGTCACTCCCACCCCATACGGGCTGCAACTTCATCCCCGATTTCAAATATGCTTCGAGGCTTTTTGTTATCTCTCCCGGCGTTGTCATGGACGATCTGTGCGTGGTCGTCGTCGTAACAGCCTTGGTTGAGCCATGTGCTAGGGTGCTTAATGTATTGCGTTGAAGTTCCTGCATCTCTTATCTCCTGATTGTAGGCTGCGACACCTTTGGTTAATTGCTCGATTGTGACACCAGACTTGATGGCGCTGTTGAATGCTTTCTCTGCTGCCTTCTTGCCAATCTTACGAGGGTAAGAATCATACCATTGAGAAAATTGAGTTGGTTCTGAAATCCCTGGTATATTCTTACCTTCTTCCATTATACCCTTATTACCTTCTTTAGATGTGGTTACTTGTTGGTTATCTGTTGGTTGTTTGTTGGTTACTTGATGGTTATCTTGCTGGTTATCGTCTTGGTATTTATCCCAGCAACATATTGATATTATTGAGAATTTGTTGGTTGAGTTGATGGTTATTTCGTTGGTTGATAAAAGCTTATCTAAGGCAGTGCGAACTTGCTGCTCTGACATGCCAAGCTGTGCAGCCAACGCTGTGCGACCAGCAACAACAGACCCGACAGGCACATCAAAGCCACGGAATCTTGATGGTTTGTAATTTGCTTTTATCAAAAGATGCAGGAACAGGCGCATAACATTTGCGTCAGTATACCATTCCCAATCTGATATTGTTCTGTGAAGTTTGAGCCATCCGGCCATTTGTCTCTCCTATCATTACTCTCCAAGTAGTAGGCGGCGGGCCGGAGAGCGAAACCACATCAAGAGCAACCAAGATGTTTTTTTCACCGCAAAATCACTCTACACTATGCTCGCGCTCAAGCAAAGCCTTTTGATACTCTAGCTCGTGTTTAGTGACGCAGTAACTGCATAAGTCCAGATGCGCTGGAATCTCAACGTCTATGTCTTCAATCACAAAGGTAACGACACGGGCTGGCATGATCGTAACGCCAGAGCCGCCACATACTTTACACATTATGACCTACCGACGAATGTTGTTGGACCTGTGTGTATTGCATCAAATAAATACCAAGCTGAGTTTTCCTTGCCAGCTTGATTACCAAACCACTTCACCCGCCCAACAGAAACAACCTTTACGCAACGCTTCATATGCGGCCCCATGCGTATGTTGTGCATCATGTCGGCTGGCAATAGCAGCCAAGTCTGAGCTATGTCTGAAAGGTGTGTTATCAAAGGGTTCAATATTTTCCAATCGTATGGAGGGTTTGTGATAAACATATCTCCACCACAAAACGTCAAGTCTAATGCATTTTTAGGCGTATAATTTTTAGGCGGGGATATATCCCATGCATAGTCGCACTCATGTCCATGCTCCCATAGAAATTCAATAAGGTGACCTTCCCCAGCGCAAGGCTCATCATAAACAGTTTTGTCAGGAAGGTGTGGAAGCAATGGCACAACAGCTTCATACGGCGTTGGGTAAAAGTCACGCTCTACCCGTTCAAAATTGCTACGCTTTCCCATGACCAACCTCCATCTTGAGCATCTTCGTCATTGCCTTTTTAACTGCCCGCTGATGCCCACGTTTGTAACCCGGCGTTGCTTTTGCGTACCGCTTGACCGCGTCAGCGTGTTTAACGATTGCCGCTTTCTTCACAAAACTCATTTGACTACTCCTGATTGTCTGAACAATGCCACCAGAGTTTCCTCTCTCAAGACGTAGAGCCTTGAATGCCGATCCTGTTTGACGACAAGCATATCACTTATACCGTCGTCCTGCGCCAATGCGTCATATAAGAATTTAAAACCTGATTTCTTTCGTTTGGCCTCGACCATAAACCCAGCAATATTTAAGTCGCCAGCGTATTCGTCGCCAAGGTGATGCTTGTGTGCGCCTGACGCGAACACTCGCTTGCTTTCAACGCCAAGCCCCTGCCAAAATTTTACTGTCTCAGCTTCGAGTTCATAACCTCGCTGTTTGTTTCTGTTAGACATCAAAGAAATCCGACAACGTTGGCTCGTAACCATTTGCTCGTGCTAGAGCCACAATAGCTGGGACGTATTTCGAAGGAATGCCACCGCGCCGCCATTTTGAAATGTGCGGGTCTACGATGCCAATTGACTTGGCAATATCACGAGTTCGTCCAAGGCGATTGAGCAGTTCGTTATGTTTGTGCATTTTTAAATCCTTTGGTTAAATTTAAAGAATCCCAACAACCCTGGGGTTCCTGGGAATTTAACGTATACGGTAAAAATAATTATATGTAAACATAATTAATTATAAAATAATGCAAATTAGTGCTTGTATAAGTTACCAGATAGTATAAACTCTAATCATCAAAACAACGCAAACGGAGAAAACAAAATGAAAACGCCTAAAAATGCAATTCGCGGTGATGCCTTTCTGATCCTCCCTCGCAAGCCAATCAACGCCGAGGTCGTATTTGATAAAGTTATGGAGTTCTACATGAATCACACAAATATTGTTAAAGTGGATTACGGCCCACACAAAATCATGTTAGTGGCAAACCCGCAAAAATAGGTTAGCAGGGGGCTTCGGCCCCCTCAACTGCCCGGTAAATTAATTACAAAATAATGCAAATTAAGGGTAGACAAACTTACCAAATAGTGTAAACTCTAATCATCAGCAAAACGAAGCGCGGCAGCAGTTGCCAGCGCAGCCAGACCGGGAGGTTTCCATGGCACATTTTCTTCCTCTTTCTTCTTCTCCGCTCCGCGAGCGTTTTGACATCGCTTCCGACCTTGCGCCAATCGGCACAGGCGAGCGTCTTGCTCCAACATATGCAGACGCGAAAGCATCTGCTCTCCGCACAATGTCGAAAGACAGCGGCATCGCCAGCGTGACGAGCATTTGCCTACGGGCGAATGATGACCTTGAGTTGGTAGACTTCGGGCCAAGAGGTCGCGCAACTTCCCTCTGGAACTTCTCCAGGGGGGCTTGATGGGCCAGCGTAAATAAAACTTTACACTGCGCGATAATTACTTATAATTATAAACATCAACGATTTGGGAGAATCAAAATGAACGCATCAATCAAAAACGCCTTGAACAAAAAAAACCTTGGCATCAGAACTGCAAAGCAGCATTTCACATTCACTATCCGTGATGGTCGGGGAGACCTTGACAGTATCACTGAGTTCGCAACGACGAAAAATATCGCTCGTGCACAAGCCGAATCACATTTGGCTGGCACCGGATGCACTTTCGAATAATCAACTTGAAATGGAGAATAACTAATGTCTGACATTAACCCACAAGCCGCCTTGTTTGGCGCACTAGCAAAAGCGCAATCTGAGATGAAGAACGCGCCACTCAACAAGGTCAACCCGCACTTTAAAAGCCGCTACGCAGACTTGAGTGCTATCAGGGATGCAGTAATTCCTGCGCTAACCAAGAACAGCCTTTGCGTGTTTCAGTCGCCTACAACAATCGACGGGCAACAGGTTCTTGTGACAACGATTGCTCACTCGCTGGGTGGCGTTATCCAATCAGAGACACCGATCTGCTCTGATACATCTAAGCCTCAACCATACGGCTCTGCGCTTACATACGCTCGGAGATACGGGCTTGCTGCAATTTGCAACATTAGTGCGGATGAAGATGATGATGCCAACGCAGCGCAATCAGCACCAGCCGCACCAGAGAAGCTAATCACACCAGAGAACGCAAAAATCATCAACGACTTGATTGAGCGTAAGGGAGCAAACGCCGAGGCTTTTATGAAATACTTCGGAGTCTCGACGGTCTCCGAATTGCCTCAATCGAAATACGTTCAAGCAAAGGACGCTCTTGAGAAGAAACAAGATGTGGGCGCTGAATAATGGAACAGCGCACAGATGAATGGTTCGCTGCTCGCCTTGGCAAAGTCACTGCATCCAAAGTTTCGGATGTGGTGGCAAAGACCAAAAGCGGATATGGCGCAACACGGTCAACGTACATGACTGACCTAGCCATCGAACGCCTGACAGGGAACCCAACAGAGTTCTATGCCAATGCTGCGATGCAGTGGGGAACCGACGTAGAACCACAAGCGCGAGCGGCTTATGAGTTCCTAAATGACGCAGTGGTCATTGAAGAAGGCTTTATTGAACACCCGTCTATACCAATGTCAGGGGCATCGCCAGATGGCATGGTAAATGACGAGGGAATGCTTGAGATAAAATGTCCCATGAGCAAGACCCACTATGCAACGCTTCTATCTGGCAAAATTGCAAAGAAGTACATCGACCAAATGCAATGGCAGATGGCCTGTGCAGGTCGTCAGTGGTGCGACTTCGTTTCATTTGACCCTCGTATGCCGGAAGGACTGGATTTCTTCTGCAAACGTGTGGATCGGGACGATGAGTATATCGGGGAGCTAGAAACTGAGGTTTCAAAGTTCCTTGAAGAATTAAATGAGCAAGTAACAAAACTAGAAGGATTAAAGAAATGATGCACTTAATGGTAGCTGGCAACGTCGGCAGAGACAGCGAAGTCAGAACAACTCAATCTGGCAAAAGCAATGCAAGCTGGTCCGTCGCTTGTGACACTGGTTTTGGAGACAAGAAAAAGACGACATGGGTGCGCTGTACGATGTGGGGAGAGCGCGGAGAGAAACTGTCTGCCTACATTAAAAAAGGCACCAAGGTCGTTGTTACAGGTGAACCGACAATCAATGAATATGTTGGAAAAGATGGAATTGCAAAAACATCGTTGGAATTGCGTGTGTCAGAGGTTAAGCTGATGGGCGGTGATAGTAATAACGATAGTTACGACCAGTCACCACCACCACAGGTAAATGACGATCTGGGGGATGATTTAATCCCCTTCTGAGATTGGTATGGATTGACGACGCGAAAGCCCGTCAGAGGAAACTCCCTCCTCGTTGAATCCTAAGCTGCCCGCGCCGGGACGGGAATTAATATCCCGGCACCTTTTCAACAAAGGACAAAACAATGAAACACATTTTAAATCTATCCGAAGGCTTTGACATCTACGCAGACGCAAACCAATGGGTTGTCGCTAAAGCCAGGGAAAAGGGTGTTGGGTCGCCAACTGCTCTTGGGTATATAGGCAGTACCAAAGACATCATACTTCGCGTGTGCCGCGAGAAAAACGCGCCTGTTGACCCCATTGCTCACGAAGTTATGGACAAATGGCCAAATCGGTTCTTGGATTGGAAAGAGGAATCGTTTGATGCTGATTCCTAAACAGCATCACGTCAAAGATAAAAATTACCGCAAATCATTCAAAGATGAGTCGTGCTGGAGTTGCGGCACCAATGATGGAACCGTTATCGGTGCGCACATTCGTAAGGGATCAAACGCAGGGATGGGGCGAAAGCCAAGCGACGACTTAGTTTTGCCGCTTTGCTTTCGATGCCATTCAGATCAGGAGGACAACCCCGGTGCAGAGTGGTGGCTTGAGAATGTATTGAAGCCAATAGCTCAACGCCGATATCAAATGTTTGTGGAGTCAAAATGACACAAAGAATCATCATCCGAGAGGAACGCCAGCGCCTTCACGCCATTGACAGGATAGCAGCGCTCAATATTGAGACTGTCTGGGACATATCAATCAAGCCATACAAGAAGAACCGCAGTCTTGAGCAGAACGCTTTGATGTGGAAGTGGAACACCATCATAGGGGATCATCTAGGATACACCAAAGACGAGATGCACGAAGAATTTATGCGCAAGTTTTTGCCCCCGGTCATGATTGACACTATGAGCGGGCCAGTCGAGGTATATTCCACCAAGCAACTCAAGGTCAAAGAGATGGCAGAATATCTAAATCACATCGAACGCTTTGCTGCTGAGTACGCGATTGTCCTGCCGTTGCCTGACTGGGAATAATTAATTACAAAATAATGCAATTAAGTGTTTACAATGTTTGCAGGGTTAGGTAATATCTAATCATCAACAACGCAAACGGAGAAAACAAAATGACAAACGCTTACACAGCCATCCGATCAGCAGAAGGTGTTCCAACATGGGACTTGAAAGATAACCGCTCTGATTATGTTATTGGTTTTATGACCAACTTCCCCGGCGAAGGCCCAATGGCGACGGTTCGCTTACATCACGGCGACGATGGCATTACAGTTAGCGGTAAGACACTACATAGCTGCCTGTATCAAGCGCGTGAAGCTTACGAAGCACTCTACGACGAGTATGAGTGTGGCGAGGAACACATCGAGGACGAAGATGGTCAAATGGCCTACATCAAAATGCTGGAGCGCCAAGGCGAAGAGTTCTCAGGCAGAGATGATATGCAAGAGCCTCGCTGG